CTGGTCGAAGACCGCGGTACGGATGGGGAGCAGATTCGGCGCATCAAAGTTCAGAATAATGGCATCTTGATCGGTTTCCACATTGACGAATCGACCCAGGCCGTTGATTTTGGCGGTCAGCGGTTCAAACTGGGCCGCGACTGCCTTTACCACGGCCTGCGCCTTAGCCTGGCCATCTTCTGGAAGCTCAGAAACTTCTCCAAGATAGGCCAATGTGACGTGCAGCTCCTCTGAAGGCAGCGCGCCATCTATGCTCAGTTTGACGCGATCCGCTATATCTGGCGGGATCATCAGGGCGATCATGACTCCGGTGTGCTCTGGCATGGCTTTCCCTTTCACTTTTGCCCTTCAATCCGGGCATGGATAAAATCGGCGATGATATCGCGCACGTGCTTGCTCTTCTCTTTGACGAATTCCTGCACCGTCTGCCAGCCGCGTTTTTTGTGAAAGGCGGTCTGGTGGTTTTGGTCGTGCACAAATTTGGCGTAATCGGCATTGTTGCCGATGATCGCACCCATGCCGTCGTCGATGGGCTTCGAGGTCCAGCGGCGGCCCAGGGTTTGCGAGGTGTGGCTGCTGTGGAAGCCGATCAAGATGCCATTATTCTGAACTTTGATGCGCCGAATCTGCTCCCCATCCGTACCGCGGTCTTCGACCAGTTGAAGCAAGCTGGCATTCCGGCAGTAGAAAATCATGGATTTTCGCCGCACATCACCCTGGCTTACGTGGATCACGCGGTTGAAACGCCAGCGGTTGAGCTGCCAACTGAGCCGTTGACTGTTACGGCCTTGACCTTGGCCTGGGGTGGAAATATGGAAGAAGTTCCCTTTGGATCTTCCGTACCTGCCAGCAGCGCAGAGCCAGCACCTGAAGAGGTTCAAACCGAATCAAAATCAGCGATCAAGGCCGTGGGCGATTTGGAACTGATGGTGCTGGGCGTGCCTTTTGGCGGTCCGGATAAAGGACGAGATTCGGATGGCCAGTATTTCAGTCAGAAAACATCCGTGCACCAGGATCTTTATCCTACCATCCCGGTGATTTATTACCACGGCCTGGATCCCAACGGTCGCCCGATGGGTGATCCTGAGATCATCGGCAAGGCCCGGTATGACCACGTCAATGCCGATGGGCACTGGTGGCGAGTGGCATTGGATAAAGCCAGTCCGCTAGCCAGGCGTATCTGGGAAGCCTCCAAGCTGGGCAATGCCTTCGCCTCCAGTGGCTCCATCGGCCACCTGGCGCGCTTGATAGTCAACGGCGTCAAGCGCATGTACGACAAATTTATCAAGGGCGAGATCATTAACTGGCCAGTCGTCGAACTGACCCTGATCGACGCCGACGGTAAGCGCCAACCGGCCAATAAATACGCGGTTGCGCTGCCCGTCACCAAATCTATGTATGAGCGGGCGGGATTGACCCTGCCCGAATCTCAATCAACCGAAACCGAGCAACCCGACCAAGGCGAGGAATCGCGGCCCGCGGCCAAAACGGATAACGGTAATCACCATTCAGGAGAGATTGCAATGGACCCAACCGAAATTCAAAAACTGATTTCCGACGCCCTCAAGGCTGATCGGGAGGCCGCCAAGGCTGAAGCGCAAGCCGCAGCCGACATGCAGGCCAAAATCGACGCGGCTGTTGCAGCCGAAAAAGACAAGTGGGAAGCCGAAGCCGCCAAAGGCCGCAGGCTGCCGTTGGGCATGCCGTTGGTCTCGCAGTATGCGGGGACCAACAAATATGATCACCTTTCAACGGCAGAATTGGGCCTGGTGATCGACATGCAGAATGAATTTGCTGTCAAGACCAATAAGATCAGCCGTGCGACCCATGACGCCGTGCGTGCTTTGGCGTTGAAAGTGGCCCGCATCGAAAACGATAAGGTCTCTGACAATACTGTTGCGTATGCCAAAAGCGCGCTCAAGGCTGTCCTGAATGGCGATCTGTCAGATAATGCCATCAAAGCCGCCACCGATCCGAATTACTCCACCGGTTCGTTGGTTGGATCCGATTGGGTTGGCACTGCCTATTCCAACCAGATGTGGGAAGCCATCCGGGCCAATACCCGTGTGGTAGCCAAGATCCCCAGCGATGTCATCCCGGATGGGTACGCCTCGGATACTGTGCCGCTCGAATCGACCGATCCGAAGTGGTACAAGGTTGCAGAGGCAACCACCAACGAATCCACGCTCAAGATCCCGCAGGCTACGGTCACAGCTTCGCAGGTGGGCACAGCCAATAAAAACATCACCGTCGGCAAAATGGGTGCGCGGGATGTCTACACCGGTGAGATGACCGAAGATTCCTTGATCGCCTACGTTCCCAATCTGAAACGCCAGCTGGAAATCAGCGGGTCCGAGATGATGGAATACGTGGTCATCGATGGCGATACCGCCACCTCTTCCAACATCAATGATATCGGCGGAACCACCTATTCCGGTGATGCCACTTCCCTCTTCCTGCTGACCAACGGCTTCCGCAAGAGCTGCCTGGTGACCACCACGGCCAACAGCCGCAGTGCTGCCGGAGCCTTGAGTGAAGACGATTACCTGGAGACCATGTGGTTGATGGGCACGGCCGGTATGGCCGGGTCGGACATCGCCAAATGCGGCTTCGTCATCGACCCCAACGTCTATAAGGCTTCCCTCAAGCTGGCAACGCTCAAGACCAAGGATGTCTGGACCCAGGCCACCATGGAATCGGGCGTGCTCACCAAGCTCTGGGGCTATGAGGTCATCCCCTCCTGGCTCATGCACTATAACTCTGCCACCCGCAAGGCTAACACGGCCGGCAAGGTAGACCAGGATACGGTGGGCAACAACCTCTACGGCGCGATCTTGGCTGTGCGCTGGGACCAGTGGAGACTGAAATACAAGCGCCGCATGACAATGGAAACCACGCGCATTGCCAATGCGGATGCCTGGGAAGTGGTTGCCCTGACCCGCTGGGGCCTGGGGCAGCGTGATACCGAGGCTTCGGCCATCTCCTACTATGTAGGACTTTAATCCAACTCTGATACGAGCATGATGGGCGGGGAGTGCTAACGCACGAACCGCCCGGATGCAAAGGAGATTTGAAATGAGTGGTAGTTATATTTTGAGAAAGGGTCATGCTCGCCTGAGCGACCTGGCAGACGGCCAATCCGCTGTTGATTTACTGGCTGCCGCTGGCGGAAATTGGTTTTACTGTGATCCAACCCACGGCACAGCGGGCGGCGACGGGCTTACTCCCGCAACCGCAAATTCATCCCTGCTCACAGTGTATAACCTGTGCCGGGATGGGTATAACGACGGTGTGTTTTTCATCGGAAAAGCCACCGCCTACAATCCATCAGCCGCGTTCACCTGGTCAAAGTCTTATTGTCACTTGGTCGGCCTGACGAACAGCTTGCCCGGAATGGGGCAGCGGGCACGGATTTATAACACCCCCGCAAATGATCTGGCGGTGTTATTTACACTGTCCGGGTCTGGCTGCCTGATCCAAAACATCCAATTCTTTGACGAAAAAGACAGCGCTGCCGACGGTGCTTGTGTGTTGGTCAGCGGCAGCCGTAACCACTTCGTCAATTGCTTTATCGCCGGTATGGGTTCGGCGGTTGCGTCCGGGCCGTTCAGCCGGGCTGGTTCCTACTCCCTCAAAGTCAGCGGTTCCGAAAACACGTTTACCCAATGTGAAATTGGGCTGGACACCGTTGCGCGTACAGCGGCCAATCATGAATTGATCGTTTCTGGCGTCCGTAACAGGTTTGACGGCTGCACCCTGCGCAGCAATTCCGTGACCGCCGGTAAGTTCCTGGTGCAGGTTGACAACAGCGCGGCTGATTTGCGCGATGTCCAGTTCAACGGCTGCAAGTTCTTTAACTACTCGTCCAACTGGGCGACCGGCATCACGGACGCAATCAACATTCCGGCCGCCGGAAACACGGTGTTTTGCCTGGTCGATCCTCTCTGCCAGTTCTACGGTGTGGGTCTGGGAATGGCAAACAATGCCGGGCATGTATACGTAACCGGTGCAGTTCCTGCTGCCGGAGCCGGGATCATGACCAACCCGACCACCTAATAAGGCTGATATCGGTAAGCGGGTGGGGCGGTCCTCCACGCCCCACCCTGACCGGTGAAGGAGAACCATGAAAGTAATTCATTTACCCATTGTTACAGACTCAAACGGCATAGCCACGGTGATGGCTTCTGAGAGCGTCAACGGTGCGTTGTGGGCGGTTGCGGTTGATATCGGTGACGGCGCCACGGCGCTGCCGAATACCACTGACATTACCCTGAGTGTAGTCAACGGGGCGCTGAATACCACGCTGCTGACCCTGACCGATGTTGCAGCCGACGCAGTTTTATACCCGCGCGGCAATTCATGCGGGGCGACCGGAATCGTAAGCACGGACGGATTGATTTTACTGCCCGTCATTGGTGTGCTGAAAGTTGTTGTCGCGCAGGGCGGTGACGTGCAAACCGGATCGCTGACAGTCTACGTGCTGGAATAAGACCATGGCGATACTCAACGGTTATGGCACATTGGAGGAATTCATCAGCCGGTATGACATCGACGGCACGGATGCGGCCCGCGATACAACCATCGAAGGCACCATTCAGGCGGTCAGCCGGCTGATCGATATCATGACCGTGCGCCGGTTCTTCGTCAATGCCTCGGATGAAACCCGGTACTACACCGCGGAAGAAGCGGATGAACTGAGCCTGCCGGATGGCCTGGTCAGCCTGACCACGCTGGCCACGGATAACGACCAGGACGGCACCTACGAATGCACCTGGTCGGCCACCGATTACAAGCTGGGGCCTCCGAATTCCGCCCTGGACGGCTGGCCGTACAACATCATCCGCAGAACCCCGTGGGGTCTGTATGTCTTTCCAGCAGGCCTGCAAGATGGAGTCAAGCTGGTGGGCAAGTTTGGCTTCCCGGCCGTGCCGGATGTGATCAAGGAAGCCTGCTACCTGCAAAGCTACCGTCTGTACCTGCGCAAAACCGCACCCTTCGGTGTGGCCGGATCGGCTGAAATGGGCCAGAGCCTGGTGATCCCCAAGCTGGATCCGGATGTTGAGGAAATGATCGCGGCTTTCAGGCGGATGTTATGAGCATCCAGGATGTGGTTACGCATGCCCAGGCCGCCATTCTGACGGCCGTCACCAGTATCAAGAGCGCGCCGGAATATCCCAGCGACCTGCGCCTGGCGCAGCCCACCGTGATCAGCTATGCCGATAACATCAAGTTCCGCTGCGAATCGATTGGGGTCAATCACACCTTCTTTAATCTCAAAGTGGACGTGATGATCCCGCGTGGGGATATCTCGCAGAGCCTGAAGTTTCTGGCGGGCATCCCCAAGCAGATCGCGGATATATTCCGCGCGGATCCAACCATCGGCGGGCATGCCCAGTCGTATGCCGGGGATATCACGGCCGACTTTGCCAGCGGCCTGGTCAACGGCGTGGATTGTGTCGGTTACAAAATCATCGTCAATCAAATCAAGTTAAACGAGTAGAGGTGAGTTATGGCCGGTGTTAAGAAGTTACGCAGAATTCAATTGGGGTTGGAAAGCACAAAAGGCACGGCCGTCGCCGCTACCGCCCAATGGCGCGGCCCGGGTGAGTTTACCGATGGTCGCGAGGTTGTGATCCCGGACGAAGATGTGGGCTACCTGGTGGCCGTAGATCGCGGGTATTCGCCCAAGGTTGCCGCGGGTTTTGAGCTGCAGGAAGTGCCTGCCACATTCGAACAGATTGCTTACCCGTTTTCCGCGGGCCTGGCGGATGTGGTCTCTGGCGCGGCCAACGGCGGCACCACCAATGGTTATAAGTATGCCTACACGGCACCCACCACGGCTTTGCCCACCACCAAGGCCTACACCTTTGAGGCTGGCGATAACCAGCAGGCCTACGAGTACGAATATGCGGCCTGCAAGGAAATCAACCTGAGTGGCAAGTCGGGCGAGCCGATCATGCTGTCATCCAGTTGGTTCGCGCGCCAGGAGTCAAAATGCACCTTCACCGCGGAGCTGACCCCACCCACGGTGGAAGAGATTCTGTTTCAGCGTGGCAAGATCTACTGCGATGCCGTAGGCGGCACGCTGGGATCCACGCAGCTCACCAACACCTGGTTGGCCTTCAATCTGAAGATCCTGACCGGTCTCCAGCCGGTCTTCACCGGTGATGGCAACCTGTATTACTCGTTTGATAAGTGCATCGGCCCGACCATCACCGGGTCGCTGACCTTCGAACACGATACCGTTGGCGTCGCCAGAAAGGACGACTTTGTGGCGCTGACCGCCAAGAAGTTCCGCATGCTCTTTCTGGGCTCGGCCCTGACTGGAACCGGCGGCACCTTCACCACCAAGGCCGCGCAGCTCGACTTCGTGGCCAAGCTGACCTCGGTCTACCCGATCGGTGAGATCGACGGTAACGACATCCTCAAGGTCAATTTCCAGGCGGTCTTCAATTCCACGGCCAACCTGTATTTCGTGGCCACCTTCTGTAATTTGCTCGCGGCACTGCCATAGAGGATATATGCCAAACATCAATATTTTGATCGATAAGAAACGCTACAAATTCAGCCAGTTGATCGCCATGCAAAAGGGCGACCTGGAAGCCACGCGCGATATGATCGCCCAGAACATGACCTGCCCGAGCGGGGAATATCTCGAGAAGTTCGAGGCCATCGCCATCTTGGATGATCTGGATGGCGAACAGTTGGATGAGGTCGTGGCGGCCTTCGAGACCGCACTGGAGGAAGTCTATAAGAACGCCGTCCCTTTAGCGACCAACGGCAGATCATCGCGGCGATAGAAGATGGCGGCCGCCTGCCGTTATGGTGCGGCATCCTGCAGGCCTCAGAGGATTGGGGCACGCCCCCCTGGAAATGGGCCGGTGGAGATTCGATCGATTGGTATTACCGCTGGCGCTTTCTGACCGATGAAATGACCAAAAAGCAAAACCGAGATCTGGAGAAATTGAAACATGGCGGATGAAACAGTCAATATCACCATCAATACCAAAGCCAACACCCAGGGCATTCAAAAGGTCACGGCCGATTTTAACAAGCTGCGCGAGATGGGTGAGAAAATCACGAACATTGGCATGAAGCTCTCGATGGCTTTTACAGCCCCGATCGTGGGCATTGGCGCGCTGGTCATGAAGAATGAGGAGCTGTAGAAGTCGCTGAAACCCATCCAGGACGCCTTTGGCAAGATCATCAATGACCTGGCCATCGGCCTGATCCCGGTTGTGCGAGATCTGACCCCGGCCATCCTGGATATCGCCAGGTCGATCGGTGATCTGGTGACCAAGTTCAATTCTCTTTCTACCGAACAAAAAGAAACGATCCTCAAATTCGTGCTCTTCGCCGCGTCCATCGGTCCGGTGATCGCCATCGTCGGCCAGGTGATGGGCTTTGTGGGCACGGTTGGGGTCGTGTTTCAGGGGTTGGGCGCCGGGTTGACCACGGTGATTCCGGCCCTGCAAGGTTTTGGAACCGCGGCATATGCTGCGCTGGGTCCCATTGGCGCATTGATTTTGGCTGTTACCACCTTGATCAATTTGTTGAATTCCGACTTTGGAAAATCAGGGCTCGAGGCCGGGAAAAAGATTCTGGCGATGGGCGCCGGTGGAATTGGATCCCTGTTATATGGTCGCAATGTTGGCGATCGCGCATTCATGGGCGCATCGCAGCTCTTAGGTTTAACGGGTAAAGCCGCCGGCGGTGCGGTAACCGGCGGCCGGCCGTATCTGGTCGGAGAAAAAGGACCGGAGATATTTGCGCCAGGCACCTCCGGCACGATTGTGCCCAATCATGCGATTGGCGGGAATATCACCATCCCCTTCGTTTATGCCCCAACCCTGTCAACTGCCAATGAGTATGAATTCGAACAGGCCATGAAGCCCTTCGTAGAGCGCATCCAACGCCCGAGGAACGGGCGCTGATGGCAAACGAATACGGCAGCGCCGTTTATGGTTCTGGCAAATATGGCGCAGGTGAAACCCCGGGCACGCAGCCGGTCGTAACCGCCGACTGGCTATATATACTCAACGTTAAATGGGGGAGCGATTGGGTTAATGAGGCTGGGCGGCTGGTGGACACGAACGGAGATCGCGGGCGCCAGTTCTATGTTGGCCAATCTGGCGAGTCCTTTGAAAATATCCAGCCTGGTGAGTTTACCTTTGTGCTGGATAACCATGACCTGAGATACGACCCGTACAATTCAGGCGGAGCACTTTATAACCTAATCGAGCCTGGCAAGGCGGTAGAATTTTCGGTAAAGTACACCCCGACCGGGGTTATCTTTCCAATTTTTGCGGGGCGGATCAAAGACATTCGCCCAACATCAGGGCGCAACCAGGTACAGGTCGTGGTCTATGATGCGCTCCAATGGCTCGCCGATCAGGCGATCACCATACCGACAGGGTTCAACCTCAAGGTGCACGAAGCGATTGAAGCGGTTCTAAATGCGGCCAGCTATCCGGGCAGCAAAAGCATCGCGGCATCCAACTGCCCGATCACCTTCTTCGATCCTCAGGAAGATGTGGCCCTAGACGTTATTCGCGCACTGGCGGATGCCGGTTTAGGAACCGTCTTTGTCGATCATCACGGCACGCTGAAATATTACGACCTGACCACAACCGGCCAGGATACGACCATTTTAGATCAGGCGGTATTACATAAAGAAATCACAGTAACCCAACCCTGGGATACTGTGCGCAATAAGATCACTTGTATTGCTAACAGATTCGGGTACGGGCCGACAGAAGAAATCTGGCGCATGGATGAGCCGGTGGGTGTTCCTGCCGGAAGCACGCATTCATTCGGCATTGAGTTTGAACAGGCGAAGGTACAGCAGCCTATTCGCGGCGTGGACTATACGGATTATTTCACCTGGGAAAACTTCGTGGTCGGCGTGGGCTTCCTTACTACCCATTACTTTTTCACAGTCTATTTGACCAACATCACCACGCGAGGCGCAACGGTCAATATTCAAAACAACGAGACCGATTATCTGTATCTCGGCTTCCTGACCATTCGCGGGCAGAAATTGGTTAATAAGAAAATCTCCTTCGACGCCACTGACGCGACCAGCGCAAGCAAAGGCCCGCGTCGTTTGCGGATTGATTCGCCCTGGTTGCAAGATCGTGGGTTCGCGGCGGCTTATGCGCCTCTGCTCCTCGCCCATCTCAAAGACCCATCCAAAGACCCGGTAATCACCATCGAAACCAGACCGGATGGGTTAGGGATCGACTTGATGGATAGAATCAATCTGACCTCAGCCAAACTCGGAATTGATGTTACTTATGATGTTGGCTACATCTCATACAAGTGGCTGAATGATACCGGGCAAAGCTTCAAACAAACATTTCACCTGCAAAACATTCTGTATTCTACGGCAACCATCACCCCGCAGCCGTTCTACCCCACGCTGCCGCCAGTCCCTCCGGTCACGCCTCCGCCAGGCGTGGAGATCCCGCCTGGGTCCGGCGGCACTGGTCGGGCCATTGACTGTACCCAGGATTATCCGGCTCTAGCAGGCAATACTGGGCCGTTTTCTTTTGGCGGCGGTGCGATAAGTAATTTATCTCCTTCAACGTCCATGCCAATCGGGAAATGGTTTAGATCAATCTACCATCCTAGCCGAACTTATATTGACGTTGACGGTCTTTGGGAAATAAACAACGGAGGCGTATGGGAACAAGATGCATCGTTTGATTTTGCTAGTGTGCTTGCTGTAAATCATTTGGGACAAACTGTTGCAACTGGCACACTTTCAACCGGCATGGTGGCAGACGGAATTAGACGCTACTTGTTTAATAATACACACCCTTATTTTGTGGCGCGCGTGTCTTTTAGCCTGGGCGCGGTTGCAACATCTGCACTTGTTCCGCCTGCTAATTTGGCTACATGGGAAATTTACAATGCCAACGTATACAGCACGGCAGAATATACCGGGGCTGGGATTTTATTCACATCTCTCGCAGTATCGACGCCAACACAGCGTGCCGGAGGCGGTAGGTACACAGTTTCAATTCCTGTCGTTGCAGGCGACTACATCAAAGTATGGGTAGAAAAATTATCAGAAACGAAGCTCGGAGACGGTGACCAGAGCAGCAAGGGCGGTATTATTGTCGAATTTTCAGACAGTAGCGTTGCAGCTATAGACGTAGAGCCAGCCGTAGGTCAGAGATTGGAAGCCTCACTCGATCTTACTGCCAGTGCAGGCAAAACCATTACCAGAATATCGCTTCACGGGGTAAGTAACTCCAGGTCAGTTGCAGAGATTGTGGTAAGTGAGCCTTCGTTCAACTTCGCCGCGTCTGTCGAAAAGCGCGTAACCATTAGAAACATCAATGTATACAACGTCTGCGACGACGATCAAACATTGGTCAAGTAGGAGAGACTATGGCATATCCAGGTAGCTTAGACAGTTTTGCGACCAAAACAGATGGGGTAGATTTATACCTTGCAGCGCACATGAACGCGGTACAAGCTGCGATTGTCGCCGTAGAAGCCGAGTTAGGCACGGACCCAGCCGGCAGTCTAACCGATCTAAAGACACGGCTTGCAGTGAGTTTATCTGCCGCGGGCCTGCTGAATTGCAAGGCTTCCAGCGGTCTGACGATTGCCAGTGGATCAATCACCGCAACTCAAAACTGGCACACAGTTGATACGGAGGCCGCGGCGGCTTCCGACAATCTGGACACGATCACAGCCGGCGCGGATGGGCAGGTCCTATTATTGCGCATTACAGCCGATGCACGTAATGTTATCATCCGCCACGGCGTTGACAACATCGTTTGTGGTGGGGCTGGAAACATCACGCTGGACCTGACCAGTGATTTGGTAATCCTGATTTACGATGACAACATTGATAAATGGATCGCTTTTGGTGGTTCTGGGTCTGGTATATTCGGCTCTGCTAATACATGGGCCGGATCTCAAACATTCAGCGCATCAATTCAGACGGCTTACGCGGCAGTCAATGCCAACGCAACATTGGACGCCACCCGCCAGACTGTGGCGGTCGATGCAAGCGGCGGGGCGATCACGGTCACTTTGCCAGCAGCTGCATCCTGTACCGGGCGAAGGTATGACATCAAGAAAGTAGACAGTTCCGCCAATGCCGTGACAATCGACGGGGATAGTGCCGAAACAATCGACGGAGCAGCTACAAAGGTACTTAGTTCCCAATATTCGTCAGTGACCATTATTTCTAATGGATCAGGCTGGTGGATCGTATGACCCATTTAGTAGCGCCGCGCGTAACAACAGCATCGTCAACCGAAGAGCCTAATGAGAGGGTTCTCACGGCAGGTGCAGGAATGCAGACCTCGGATAGCGGGCCAGGAGGCGCGGCAGTTGTCGCTCTGTATGTCGCCCATGATTTTACATACGCCAACGAGGCGGCCCGCGAAGGGGCAACGGGTTTGGTAGCAGGAGACGTTGGAAAGATTGCATACCAATCAGACACGGGCCTGTATTGGGAGCTGACGGACGATGACCCGGTGACGTGGGCTGAGCATACTATATCTATGTCTGGCATGTCTAACCCTATGACTACGGCAGCAGATATTATTGTCGGCGGGGCTTCCGGCACACCTGCAAGATTGGCCAAAGGCACAGGACTGCAAGTTCTGAGGATGAACAGTGGAGCAACGGCGCTGGAATGGGCAACGGCCGGAGCTGGTGGCGTCGCAACTTTATTGCTTGATTATCGTGCGACAACTGACATCGCCACTCCTGCCACTTTGACCGCCGACACATGGACGGATCTAGGTACGAATCAGACTTTTACCGTGACAGACGCTACCGCCCAAATTGTGATTGCCATCGGAGGCGCTGTAACTGTCGGTAATTCTGCGACCCCCGGCAATGTTGGTTCGAGATTGGTAGTCGACTCGGCGGGCACGCCTATCACTAAATTTCTCACTTGTTTTTTTAGGATTTCGGGTGCTTATCATGGCGGTCCGATTGGCGGCCCAGCCATTAGCATAGGCAATTTATCTGCTGGAGACCATACAGTAAAGTCACAAATTTTCTTTTCGGGAGATACCACAAATTTATATTGCCGACCATCGACACAGCCCAATTTCGAGGGGCTGTATATTCAGGTTTGGCAAGTAAATTAACAAAGAATGACGATTATTCGAGATGTCGAATACTGGATTGCAATTGGAATATGGGCGGCGCTGATGCTTATTCTTAGGGCGGCAAAGCGCTGGACTGACAAAAGAAATGTTTGAAAAGACTATTTT